CGGTTAATCCTTCAACAGTATTTACTCTCGGAACAAAAATAATATCAACTTCATTCATAGTTAATATTTGTTTTAATCTTTCCAATAGTATTTCAGATGGCTCTTCATCTGCATCAATTTGAAAAATATAATCTCCCTCACAATGTGATTTCAAATTATTTTTAAATGATGCAAAATCTTTATTTAGAGGAAATGATATTACCTTAATTTGTTTTTGAATATCATTTATTACATTAAGATAATCAATTACTTCTTTTGTAGCAGATTCAGAATCATATTGAATAACAATTTGATCCTCGCTATCTACACGCACGAGTAAAAAGTTAATTAATGAAGTAACCTCTTTTAGTTCATTACAAACGGTTATAGCGTAGCTAATTTTCATTTATATAGTTTTTATATATTCTTTTAAAATATCTCTAGGATACCAATTCAATCTTTCAACATCATTATCTTTTCGAGTAGCAATTCTGTAATTACCTTTAACAGAATCAATATACTTTACTTTCAAATCAGGATATTTTTCTTTAAACATTTCATATAATTGGTCGATACTATATACAATATTATTTCCCATTTCCCATCCTGAATGATTTATTAAATCAGTTTTACTCAACTTTACTAAACCATCAACAACATCATCTATGTAAGTAAATGCTCTATATGAAAGTCCACGCATTGTTATTTCTATCTCCTTACCCTCCCTTATATTCCGTCTCCACTTTCCTATCACAGCTGCCATATGAGAATCAACTAATTCACCTGGCCCATATACATTATATAATCTTACAATAGTAACATCCAACCCCATCCCATCTCTATAAAAATTACATAACTCTTCACCAATTCTTTTTGAAGATGAATATGGAGATATGGAATGGTGAACCGATGATGAACTTACAAATACTATCTTTGATTTATTTCTTAAAGCATATTCCAATACTTGTTTAGTTCCATCTACATTAACTGAAAATGTTAAATTTCTATGTTGGTATGATAATTCCAATCTACTAAATGCTGCTAAATGAAATATCCAATCATATTGTTTGTCAGGGATATTCTCCATTGCTCTAACATCCCCGCCTAAAAAATGCGCACCGATTTCTTTTGGATTTTTTGCTTCAAACCCAATTGAAAGATTATCTATGATATCAACTTCATTACCTTCTTCTAATAATTTTTTAGAAAGTGCATATCCAATAAATCCACATCCACCGGTAACTAATATTTTCATTTAGTCTTCGTTGTGCGGTTTACTATTTGTATAATGCCACGCCGAACCGCTTGGATATCCATATGTAGTTGATGTTGATGGGTTATATGTATTTAAAATACCCGTACTACCTGTACCAAATGATGCTATATTTGGATTGGCAATTGTAATAAATCCGGTAGTTCCAGGTGTTGTTGTTACTACATATCCAGGTGTTGATGTTGTTCCAAATGAACCACTACTACAAGTTATTTTGTATGGATTATATGGGTCTATATATGGTTTATCAAATGGATTTGGATAATGTGGTTCTTGCCACACTGGAGTTGTATTTGGAGATGTGTTTGGTGTTCCAAATGGAAATGATGGAGATGATTCATCAGTAACTTCTGCTAACTTATCTTTTAATGCATCCCATTGCTTTGGAGTTGGTGCGTATTCGTGGCAGGCTTCTACAAAACCTCTTAACCATATAACGTATTCTTTTGATGTCATAACCTATTTATTTTTTTAATCTTTTAAATTTTCTCTTCTCTCTTTTATCTTTTGAGTAGTATTATATCCTGGTAAAAATTTATCTTTTAAATATTCTTTGTCAATTTCAATTAATTCAACACTTTTAATAGATGTCATTTTATATTCTCTATAATTCCCAGGATATACCAAAGGTCTTCTTTTGATAATATTAAATAATGGTTTACCATCATTAGGAAATTTCATTAATAATCGTCTGAATTCTTCAGCTGAATTTATAGATTCTTCAGTAACATTATCCATTGCCAAACGTATTGAATCGAAAAATTTTTCAGGATTTACATACTTCAATTTAATAGAAGGAAATAATACTTTTTTATCTACGAATCTACCAATCAAAAAAATATAAGTGGTATCCAATTGAGCCAAAACCTTTGTTTGGGGAGGGTCTACATATTTGTAAACAACTATTTTATAGAAATTACCGGGCTTCATCATACTATGCGGTATTGGTTTAAGACTGATAATAATATTGTCCCACTTTTGAATATAGAGTTGTTTATTAATCATTTTTTAAAATTCAGGTAATACTAAATCAACATGCTTTGCAACCTTAACATATCTATCACATATTACTTTTAGAGATTCCGTCATTTTTGAATGAGAGAATTTAACTCTATTTTCTGCTCCTAATTTAGAAGATTCGGATAAATATTTACTATAATTATTGAAAACATCATTTAATTTTAAAGCCGCATCTGAATAATTTACATAAAACCACTGGGATTCTCCTAATAAAAACTGATTAGCAGCCGATGGGTCTACATTTCTCAAATCTCCTTTTAATAAAACAGAACCATTTTCATTCAGAAAATCTACTTGCCCACTCCAACCACTAGCAATAACAGGTTTTCCCGTCATTGAAAATTCTAACAAAGGTCTACCAAATCCTTCCCCATGAGTAAATGATAAAGTGGCCTTTACTTTTGGATGATTGTATAATCTCCACATATCATCGGTTGTTAAATCACCATGTAATAAGTAAATCGATACATCACTATTAACTTTAGATACTACATCATTTACTTTTCTCAACATCTCTTCTCTATCTCTTACTGAAAATCCAGCGGATGAAGTTTTTAAAATTAAAGCCGGTTTTTCACCTTTTACTCGACTAAAGGCAGAAAGAAATGTTTGAATCATTCCTCCTATATCTTTTCTATCATGATAAAGATTCCCTTGTAACCAATGACCTACAAATAGGAAACAAAAATCTTCTTTTATATTATCTAATTTTTCTAATCTATCCAATTCTTTATAATCAGTACCCTCAAATAAAACTTCTACCGGCTTTGAAACCCTATGCTCAGCGATAATCTGCTGAGTTTCTTTACTCTTTTCAGTCCATGTAGTTCCCGTTATACCTGATTTTGAATGATTAGATGTAGTTATTACTAAATCCATTCTATTACATCCATCTACCCAATCTTTAGGTATAATCGTAGTTTCTATACCAGCGGTTATTCCAATATTAAATTTCCCAACTTTTTGAAATTCATTAGGAACTGTCATTTGAACATAGACATCTGGTTGCTTAGATATCTGTGTTACAATATTTTCAATTACCCATTTATCAAATTCATTCGTAGGGTCTAACTGATCCATTGGAGTAGCTCCCCATTTTGTAGATACAATTTTTATATCATAATAATCTAAATCTCTAAATGATTTTAATAAATCTCTTGCGTGATCTCCATAACCGCTTCTCGTAGCAATTGGAGCTTGATATAATAAAAATGGTTTACTCATAATTAATTCTTTACAAAAACTCCTCCAACAGTTTTACCTGTTCTATCTTTAATTTCATTCCACGCTGCCTCCAAACATTCCGCTGGTTCTAATCCTAATTGTTTAGATAAGATAATAAGTGTTACAAATGAATCACCTATACCGTCTTTAACTTCTTCATCTTTAGATTTGAGTAATGCTCCGGCAGTTTCACCTACTTCTTCTAATACTTTCAATAATTGCTTATGTGCATTTTCTTTCTTTAAGATATTTTTATCAGCTGCCCAACCTACTACATTTTCAATCAATTTGTCAAATGATGCAGTTGTTTCAAATAATTCTAATTGTTTTCCCATTTTGTAACTTATTTTATTTTATATAATTCAAATCTTTCTTTAGGTTTCCAGTTTTCAAATGCCCTTTCCATTCCCTCAACCATAGTATCTGCCATTCTTTGCGAATGAAATCCATTTTCTGATAGGAAAAATTCTCTACCTTTTAATCCCATTTCTTTTCTTTTTTCTTTAGGGATATCATACCAATATTTCATAGCATCCGCTAACTCATATACATCAACTTTATCGTCAATGATATAAGGAGTTGGAACTGAACCATTCATATTTTGAGCTCTAGGCCATAATGGTTTTACCCATTCACCATGTTCCACTTTACCTTCCCATTTTCTCCAATCGTGCAATGAACCGATTTCAACATAATCATCCGCAGTTAATAACTTACCATCTTTTTTAAACCCACATTGGTCTTGTAATCCACCTGTTACTAAAACAATAGAAGGTAGCCCAGCCATTATCGCCTCACAAGTTGTCAAACCAAATCCTTCGTTTCCAGCGATATTAACTGAAATATCACAAAGGTTTACCAATTGGTTTATTTGTTCGGTGGATAGTCGGTTTGTTGAAAATTTAATTTCAGTATCAGGAGCTATTCTGCTAGCTACCGCAACCAAATCAGTACCGTTTTCATCAACGGGCTGAGTATGCATTAGCAATAATACTTTCTTTTTCTTTTCTTCTGGTAATGAATCAACAAACATTTTATATGCCCAAATAACATCAGATGGTTGTTTACGTCTGATATTACGATTTGACCAATATATTACAAATTCATAATCGTTTCCGGCAAATAATTTTTGCTTTAATTCTTTATTTTCTTCTTCAAGAGGTTTATAAAGTTTAGATACACCATGTGGTACATAACTCACTTGCCAATCTTCCAATGGTTTCCAAGTTTTTCCATTTTCTAAAGCACCAGTTCTTTTAACGATTCCATAAGTTTGTTTAGAAATACAACCTAACCAATCACAACTTTCATAGTAATCTCTATTGTAATGAGGGTCTGGCAAATCATCCCAAATATGGTAAAAGAAAATTGGTGTAGTTTGTCTGATTTCATGTTCAATATCATACAACCAAATCCAATATCTCGGGTCGGTAAAGTGTAAGATAGCATCGATTTTATGCCTATTTAAAAAATCTCTTATTAAATCTGCATTACCATACCCACTATTTGGGTAGAGTATTACACTTGCATCTTCTACTCCACTAAATTTTCTAACATCTTCAGATACATCAATTATTTTTCCCACATCAGGATGTTGCACAGCCGCTGCAACCTGTATCCAATTATATTTGTGAACTGAACCCAATACTATTTCTTTTGACATAGTAGCTATACCACTATGCATTCTTAAATCATCTGATAAAAGGAGAATTGTTTTTTTGTTGTTACTCATAAATTAAAACTGTGAACCTGAAATTTGTAATTCTGCGAATGAATCTATTTTGTCTTTAAAATTTGGGTCTTCTACATAAAGAGTCAAAGAACGATTTACTAATTTTTGTAAACTCATTTTATCATCTAATGTAACTCTTTTGAATTGCGAATAAAGATTACTTAGAATCTTTACGCTTGTTAATTTAACATCCATATCTTTTTCAATTTGTATATATAAATATATATATTTATTTTTATGAAAAAGATAATTATTTCCAAAAAATTTGTATCGCAACTATAACAATACAAAGAAAAATACTAATTAAAGTTTTAAGAGTGATTGGCTCTTTTAGATAAAACCAAGTCATAAACGAAAATACTAAGATTGATAATGAGAATCCTATTATTCTATTAGGCCACGTTAAACCATTGAATAGTTCAATCATTACTTTCGTACTCCATATAACTGAATACCCGAATGGTATTCCAACTAATACCATTAAAAAAGGATTTCTATCAATCCATTTTGAAATTAAATGACCTTGCAATTGATAGAAAGAAACAACCTGTGATAGTATTAAAAAAAATATAGCTAATATAACTCTCATTATTTCCAAATTGAGCAAATCTTTCTTTCCTTAAACTCACACCAATCACATTGCTTCCCTTTATTTGTAGGGTATTCTATTTCCCTATATTTCCCATCTACATCAAACACAGTATCTACGAATTCCATAAACCCTTTCCAAGCTTTGTTTATAGATGGTTTACCGCTCGCTGGAATATGTTTTGAAATACGAGGAATTGGATAATCCGCATCCTCTTTAATCTTTCTCTTAAGAATATGAAATTCAACATTTACTTTATCTTCATCAATCTTATATTTTTCCGCATAGAATTTCTTATATAAAAGAATTTGTGCGTTTTTAATAGGGTCTGATTTCTGATATTTACTCCAACCAGCAGTTGACGTTTTAAAGTCAATGATTGTTATTTTTTTAGTTGCAACTTCTCTGATAATAATATCGACAAATCCAATAAAATGCACATTCTCTTTAATCTGCATATTCAATGGTAATTCAATTGCAACTAATTCATATCCTTTCTTAGAGAAAAATAATACTAACTTACTTTTAAAGTATTGCAATATCTTTCTACCATCTCCAAAGAATTCTTCTAACTCTTCTTTAGTGCAAGGAAATTCATTTTCTCCCAATTTCTCCTTTTCCTTATTAAAGTTTTCAACTAATCTATCCTTTAACAGCATATCTAAATCCATTGCCATTGCAGAGGATTTAGTAGCATTATACATTACATCTAAAAACTTTTGTAATGTTTCATGCATCGCAGTTCCGAAAATTAAATGAATATTCGCATTTGAAATTGATAACCCATCAATATAAGATAACTTATATTGTTGAGGGCAAGAATTCCACATTGAATATTGAGAGAAAGATACTCTTGCCATTATTTCTTTTTGGTTTTTGGTTTAGAAGATTTTTTACCTTTTTCTTTTTCTACTTCTCCATATTTTGATTTAAGATATTCAAAATATTCACTACCTTCTTTTATATTACTAAGAATAGTGTAGTAATCTATTGCAGTAGATTTTGAGCAACTATATTCTATCTGAATTAACTCTACCAACTTTTCATTTGCAATTTCTTCACCCTTACCCTTTATATAACGAAGATAGTATTTTCCTTTTGGAATAACCCCTATCATAAGAAGGTAGTATAATTTCGGCTCCATTGTTTGTGTCAATGGTTGAAATTGTGCAATTGTTTCAACAAAATCGAAATTCATAGAAAGGAATCTATGAATCATGTAATTACTCCAAGTTTTCAAATCCTCCTCTGATAATTTATCAAAGTAATTCGGGTCTTGATCTTTTGTTATAGCATTAAGATGGTCAAAAAGTGTTTTAGCCATTATCTAGCAATATATTTGTTATAGAATTCTAATTTAAACTGAGAATACCCAATTCTACAATTAGCCTGCCAATCATCCATCCCACCATCATCACTTACCCATTTATAAGAAACGATAGGTATTTTGAATTCTTTACACACTCGAGTAATTGAATATAACTCCATCTCAAATATACTACATTTATTTAACAATTCCAACTTTTTAGGGGAGAAATTCTTAACCTTTTCCTTAGTTATAAAGGTTTCCGATGTAAAGCAGCTAACTCCTTCATTTTCAATCTCTAAGTAATCACCATCTACATCAAATGGAGTGATAGAATATGGGACTAACGGCTCCGCATCCATATCTCCATTGTAAACATCTTTAACTTTTAATAACATACCTTTATCCATTGTGAAACTCCCACAGCTTCCAAAATTACAAACTAAATCGGGTTTATGTTCTAATATAGCCAATGCGGTTTTATATCCTGCGTTTATTTTACCAACACCGGTATGTATAATTGGATAATCAAATAAATTATCATGCCCATCCGATTCTTCTTTTAATGCACAGACAAATAAAACTTTCATATTATAATTCCAATGTTAATGATGAGTTGGGTTCAACAGGTGGAGGAGTTGGAACTTCTTCTTTATTTTGAGCTTTTGAAGATTTTCTAATTTCAGCAGGAATTAATTCATCAACTGGTTTCCCGCAGTTACCACACATTAATATATCTACTGGTATAACTGCATCTTTCGGAGTTCCCGTAACTAATTTTGAAAACTTTTTAATTACAACTGCGCTTATAAAATATTCTCCTCCGCAATGTGAGCAAGTAAAATCTTGAGCTTGTGACCAATCTAGTCGTGGTTGAGGAGGTTGTTGGTTTCCTAAAATTTGTGCCATAGTTTTTAATTTAAATTATTGTTTTATTAATATATCTTTTTAAAATTTCAAATATCTTCTCATGCCCATTTTCATTTGGGTGCGATGGATCAGGTGTTCCATACGGTCTATCATGCATTAAAAATTCCTTCCAAATAGTTGTATCTTTTCCGTTATAAATTGGCTCAATTAATACATCGGTAACTTTATTTTTTTCTGCTATCTCATCTATAAAGAAAAAAGTTTCGTTTTTAAATTTTCCATAAAAAGAATTTTTTATATCACTATCTTCACTTAAAAATTTAATCATAGGTTTCGCAAAGAAGTTTGAATCTAAAACTTGTGTATCTTTGTAATCTAATTTGTATCCCATAATCGGAACTGGTATATCAAAGAATAGGTGTTCTATTTCATTTTTTACAAACCAATTATGCACTAAATAAATCGCGTAGCTATTTTGTTTAAAAAGCTCTCTTAGATAATCTACCCATTTATTATGGTCAAATTCTTTTTTATACTTCCAATATTTGCCATTATAATAATTTTCATACTCTGTCCAATACCCAACCCACTCGTCAATTGGTAAAATATCTTCTTTGATACCATACTCTTCTCTAAAGCTATCAACTCTGAAACTATTAGAATTTACTTCCTTATAAAATCTATTTCCATACCAAGGGTTTGGAATCATCTGCTTATCGATTTGTCTTTCAAAATAGGTTGTCTGAAACAAAACCAAAGCATTTTTATAAAACTCTATTGGCTTATTTAATATAACATTACTACCTACTATGTTACCTGCACCAGGAATTGCTAAACTTATAAAAGGAACTCCTAACCAATCGGCTATTCGTTGCCCAAAAATTTTATCCTTATCGGCATTTAATCCATATCCAATAGAACATCCCCAAAGTATTACTCTATCTATTTTTCCCATATCCATATTGGTTCTCCAAATGCTCTGTTTTTACCTTCTTCGGCTTGTTTTTTAGATTCTTCAGTATAATATTCACTCACAGCAGTTCCAGCTCCTCCGCTGTTAGGTCTTTTTGTCATTTCCATACCAATACACCCTCTATATTTTAATCCCTTAGAATGAAGAAAATCATTCATAGAATTCGTTATATCTACATACCCCCCATCTGGTGCAGAAAATACATCTGATATATTAACTGCTAATACTCCTCCCTTCTTAAGAGTTGGTATCATTTTATCCAACGCTTTATGTAAAAAGTTTGTATTCCAATCATCTATTTGCTTATATCTCAAATAAGATTGTGTATCATGATCTGAATATCTTTCGGTATTAAAGTAAGGAGGTGATGTAAAAATTGTATCAAAATAATCAGTATATTCTGAATAATCAACATCCTCCGCTGGTTGTGGTATAAATGTTGCCTTCTTTGGTTCTTCAAAAAATGTTTGATACTTTTTATAGTATTCTTCTTGCAATAAATAATTCGGATGATTGTTTAAATTAGGGTCAATACCAACATAGTGTTTAGCATTATCAGTTGCATAAAATCCAGCAAATCTATCACCCCACCCCGCTGAAAAATCTAATATAGTTTCCGATTTGAAATAATCATATAACGCTTTAGCAACATTTGGTTTGAATTGAGAAGCAACATACTTTCTTAAATTCATAGCCATCTTAAGAGTATTGATATTAACATCGGTAAGAACTTTATCCAATGTAAAAAATGCTCTTACAATGGTCTTAATTCCTTCGACTGTCTGCCACGTTCTCCAACCGGATGGGCCTCTTACCCAATCAACTTTATATCTATTCTCTACATGAAATTTATTCGATGCTTTATTACCAACGGTATACTTTTTAAAATACATAAACTTACCATCAAATGTAAGTGGGTATTTACTTTCTCTACCATTACGAGGAAACCATTCACCTTCAATTAGGATGTCAGGCCACCAAGTTCCTTTTAGTTTTTGATAATCTTCCAATATCTCTTCATTAGTGTAAACAGGAATTGGTAATGGATATGTATGGCAAACTTCTGAAAGAGTTTCAATAATATCTTCTTTATCGAAGGTCTTTATAATATATGCCCATTCTTCCTCATCAATAGAAAGATATGGTTTCATATTATAAAACTTACTGAAATATTCTTTTATAGTTTTTTCCATATCCAAATTGGTTCACAAAATCTTTTACCTTCAGCTTCTTTCGCTTTCTCTAATGCCTCTTCGGTATATCTACCCTCATCACCTTCTATGATTGCACCTGCTCCCGCTGAACCTGGTCTCTTTGCCATCTCCATGCCCAAACAACCTTCGTATTCTGCGCCTAATGTTTTGATATAATCATTCATTGGGTTTGTAATCTCCACATATCCCTTTTCTCTATCATTTGATTTAGCATATACATCGGCAATGTTCACTGCCAAATAACCACCTTTGCGTATCGTTGGCCATAGATTGTGAATTACTCTATGTAAGAATTGCTCATTCCATGCATCAATTGATTTATATCTCACCCAACTTTGAGTGTCATCATAAGAATATCTTTCAACATTAAAATACGGGGGGGAGGTGAATACAATATCGAAATGATTTTCGAATTGAGTGAAATCAAAATCTTCAGCAGGAGAACAATGAAACTCTGCTTTCTTTTCAACCTCAAAAAATGTTCTATGTTTTTCATACCACTCTGCCTGCTGATTATAGATTGGATGATTTTCTTTTCTCGGGTCAATGCCCACATAATGTTTTCCATATTCACTCGCATAAAATCCTGCTACTCTATCACCCCATCCAGCTGAAAAATCTAATACATTTTCAACCTTAAGATAATCATATAGTGCTTTTGCTACATTTGGTTTGAATTGTGCACAAATGTATTTTCTCAACCCTAAACAAGTTCTCAAAGAGTTTCTATCAATCTCATCAAACTTAAGTGTATATAATCCACCCATAAGTGAAACCATAAACTCTCTTGTTTCCCAAGTTCTTTTAGGGCCAGGAGAAACCGTCCCGTCTACACTCCATCTATTAGCTTGTTGAAAGAAATTAGATGCTTCATTGCCCACATTATTTCTACTAAAGTATTGTTGTTTACCTCTAAATGTTAAAGGGTAATTACTTTCTGATGCTTTACGAGGAAACCATTCTCCTTCTTTTAGAATATCTGCCCACCAAGTTCCTTTTAGTTTTTTATAAGCATCCAATGCTTCTGCTTCAGTTATATCTGCGTAAGGGATTGGGTATTCCATAAGAATATCAGCCAATGTTTCCTTAACATCTTCTAATGCAAATGTTTGTTTTATATAACTCCATTCTTCTTTTCCAATATGGAGATAAGGGGTCATCCCTTTAAATTTGTCGAAATAATCTAAATACATTTCTTATAAAATTATATTTTTTATTATCAGTAATTGTTTCAATATTTTTATCAGCGGGTAATCTTAATTTATAGATGGATCCTGAAATATATCCCTCTTTTTTACCATGCCACATTTGAGAATTCTCATCAACCAATTCAAAGCCATTTCTTTCATAAAATTTTCTAGCAGTTTCATTGGCAGTTCTTACTGATAAAATTATATTTTCACAATGATTTGTTTTACAATATTCAACAAACTCATTGAATACTTTTTGAGCTGAACCATTTCTATACTTAGAAGCAATTTGATGAATAATCATATCACCCTTTTTCTTTCTGGCAAAGGTTTTTCTAGCTATTTTAGAATTGCTTTTACTTTTTTCAAACGTAATTACAACTCCATCCTGTAATACAACTCCTCCATTTGGTTTACTAAAGTATTTTTTTAATTTAAATCCTTGCCCACTTAAATGTGGAAATACCTTTGGATATAAATCAATTATCTCCATTGCTTCTTTGATAGCAGATTCCATTTCTTCGCCATCGGTTTTTATATTGAGTATCCTAATCATTTAGTGAGAAAAATTTATCAAATAATATATCATTCTTATACGAATATAAGAATTTTAATTTAGATTTCAAAATATCTTTTCTAGCTTCCATCATATCACCGGTTCTGCATCCTTTAGCGAAGTAAACTTTAGGTCTATATAATAACTCATCTGAAATTTCTCCTTTAAATGCTGCCCTTAATAAAGGTTTCATATGCCCGTCTTCTTTTTGATATAGAGGTGGAATATTGAGTGTATATTCTACGAATGGTCTCCAACTATATGGTGTGCGAACTTCAACTGTTCCACCCCACATAATAGATTGATTTGTTGTTAAAAAATTTGTTTTATGCACATCTTCTACTAACTTTCTTCGTGCAATATCATAATCCTCAGGTCTCCAATGAAATGCTTGTATGTGACCATAACTTCCCCAAATTTCATCGGATAGGTCGCCACTAAACACAACTTTAAACCCCAATTCATTTATCTTTCTAGAAAGTGCTATTTGAGCAATTGCAGAACCTACATTTTGCCATCTACTCTGCTCAATTACATAAAGTGTTTCTTCAATAGCATCCTCTACATCTTTTTCAGTTAATATAATTTCGTGCAACTTAACACCAAATTCTTTAGCTGATATTCTTGCGTATTTAATATCATCATCTTTTGTATTACCATCTCCCATTGATACTACGAATGCTTCAATATCAGGTTTAATTTTAGAAAGAATATATGTGGTAATAACAGAATCAATTCCTCCACTAAGAATAGTGCAAATAGGAACATCTGATATCATCTTAACTCTTACTGCTTCTTCTAACATCACTCTTATATTCCTAACGATAGTTTCTCTATCATCATTAATAATTTCAGATGGAAGTTTGTAATAAGTTACTGTTTGATATTCCAGCGTTTTATAATCGTATTGAAGATATGTACCTGGATAAATTGCCTTTACTTGCTTTTCATAAATGTCTGAAAGTGGCAATCCTTTCTTTTCAGAACAAAATACCAACTTACCATCATTGTCGATTGCATACCACAATGGAAGCTCACCAACATAATCTCTAACAACTAATATTTTATTTATTCGGGTATCAACAATAGCAAATGAAAACATACCATCTAATTCTTTGAATACATCGACTCCAAATTGTTCGTATCCATTAAGAATTATTTCGGTATCAGATTTAGTCCGGAAAGGAATTGTGATTTTTTCTCTTAATTCTTTTGTGTATGTACTATCCCACAATTCGCCATTATAAACCAAACAAATAGTTTTATCACTATTCCACATTGGTTGATTGGCAGAATCAGATAAATCTTGTATAGATAACCTATTGTGCCCAATTAATACATTATCTATTTCAATGAAAGAAGAATTATTTCTACCCCTGTGTATAGTTTTATCTAATCCTTTTTTTATTGTAATATTTGAATACCCGTTACCTCCAATTATTCCACACATTATATTAATGAGGCTTCTTTTCGTTTAAAATATTTTAGTATAATAATTTTCCCAATTGAGCCGGATAGAAGAAATAAAAAAATTGTAATCCAATCTCCTTTCAAAAAACTATCTACTGAATATGCAGTAGATGCAATCCAGAATGATGTCTGAATATTAAAAAGTATTACGGATTTAGTTATATTATTTTCAACTACCCATTTAATTTCTAATACTTTAAAAACTGCTAATGCAAGTTGAGAAAGAACAACAAACCCATATACTAAAAGTGGATTCATTATTTATTAATAAGTTGTAATACTGAAATAATTGTAGCCATAAATGTAATTTCCTTATCTACAACTAATGCATCTTTGGAAGTTCCTTCGGCTAAAGCAATAATAACATTCGCTACATTTCCTTTTGCATAATCATCTATCTTATCATATAGAAAAGAATAAACATCAGTAAAATCAGAGATTCTATTATCAGCTACCAACTGTCTAATTGTCATAAACTTATTTCTAAGTTCATCCTTTGATTTCAATATTTCAACTAACTTCAATCTAAAATCAGAATCTACAATCGTAGCACTCTCTGTCTTCAATACACTATCAACACACGCCAATTGAGTTGTGTTTATTATCTTTCTAATATCCGGATAATAACCATCTACAATAGGAACTAAATCAGCAGGATTAAATTGAATATCTTCCTTTTTAAGGATTGATGCAATTTGAACTGCTACATCTTTTTTAGTAGGAGGAACTATTTGAAATGATTGACATCTACTTTGAATTGGAAGAATAATTTTCTCAATGTAATTACAAGTTAAAATGAATCGACAATGTTTACTAAATGTTTCCATTAAGTTTCTCAACAATGCCTGTGCATTTGGTGTCATATAATCAAACTCATCTAAGATAATAACCTTATATGGTTTAAATCCTACACCACTAGCAAAATTCTTTACTTTATTTCTTACGGTATCAACATTGTTTTCATCGGATGCATTGATAATCATTACATCACATTCAATATTCTTAACTATAAGTTTAGCTAAAGTTGTTTTACCAGTGCCTGCTTTACCAAAAAAAAGTAAGTGAGGTATATCACCGCTTTCGATATACCCCTTTACTTTTGCTTTGAGATTTTCATTACCTACATATTCATCTAACTTTGTAGGTCTATATTTCTCAACCCAAAGTGAGTGAACTTGTTCTTCTTGTTGTTCAAAAAAACTCATACTTTGAATTGTTTAGGATTAAGATAATTGAACTTCAACCAAATAATAAGATGAAGTAAATCCGTCTACTGAAAAATCTACATTAGCTAATCCTTCTTTTGATACTTTCAAAGTTGCCTTATTTGCTTCTTTGTTAGCAGAAAGAATTTCTTTAAAATATTTTGCAGAGAATGAAATTGGTTTAACTTCTCCGTCAAATGTATCATTTACTACTAACTCAACTCTATTTGTATTGATATTAGAGTATCCAATTACGATTTTTAATTTACCTTTTTCAGATAATACAGTAAAGTTATCGATATCACTCAATGCTGATTTAGCTTTGATGAACTTTTCAATAAAATTACCATCCATATCGATACTAATTCCGAATTCAGGTAATTGTTTTAAATCCGGCACATTTGGAATTACCGCCAAATCTGCTAACTGATATTGAACGGTTGTAGAATCAGATGTCAATGATAATGAAATTGGTTTTTCATCAACTTTCTTTAAGGAAATATTGATATCATTTCCCAATACACCTAATAAACTTTTTAATGTGTTTGTGTTATAAACACCAACGGTAGAATCTTCGAAATCGAAATCACTTACACTAACTGTACCCAATACGGTTTTATCATCAGAGATAAAACGAGTTGTTAATGTTCTACTTTCTGCTTTCCAAGAAACTGATTCAACTAGACCTGCCAAATTATACTTTGAGATAAAGCGGCTTAAACGATTTTTGTCCATAATTTTTGTTTTAATTTTTATTTTTTATTTGTGTAAATATAATCTTTTTATTTCGATTTTCCAAATTAAAATGAGAAAAATTTATCAGATTTTGTAATTTTAAGTTGTAAATGTCCCCAACTTAATGCTCTATAAAAGTCTTCTAATTTATTTTGCATCTCACTTTCAAAGATTTTATCATAATCGATGTAGTTTTTGATAAATGATTCAATTTCTTCAGGATCATCTGCACCCTTAAATGCAATAGTTTCCAACCCCAATGGATTTTGTTTTAGATAAACCCACTTCATTTTATCTCCATTTCTCATAGGAGAATATTTAAACCCACAGTTAAAGTGCTTCAACAATTGATTGTATGTCCAAGCAGCTTTAACATGCGCTGGAGTTCCTTTAGCGAATTGGAACATTGCACCTTTTGCGGGAGTATATTTTGAAAGTTCTTTTACTGAACTACTTTTTGCGATATTGTATGGCTTAACTAATGGGAGTGAACCTTTGAATGCAATAATTTTTTCATCCATAGTTTCTTTATCTTCTCCTCTTAGGATATCGATAAGAGTTTGCCTCATAAAATCTTTAAACGACTGAGGAAACGATGAACGAACTACATCCAATCCTTTAACATCCAATCTATCAGTTGGAATACCATTCTCAGCAATAATCCACTGTGCGTATCTCTTTTTAGCAATCCAAAGTCCAGACCTACTCACAAATTCTTTCTTAATTTGCAATCTATGCTTTTCTTTCGGTACATTTAAAATTCTCTGAGAAAAAACATCATAAAAACTATTCAAAAAATCTTGAGTTTCGCCTGCGATAGCATCTACTTTTAATGCAACATCCTTATCTTCCATATCTCTCCAATTAGGATATCTATGTTCTAACAAAGGAACTGCTGAAAAGAATACAGAATCAGTATCAATGTAGATATTATAATCACCATCTTTAGTACCCAACTCTTTATTGTATTTTATGTTAGCCATATCCGCAGTTGATTTGATTACTGTCTGGCCTGTTATCGTAACAGCTTCTGCATTATCAATATCATAAAAACGGAATGAAGGTAATCCCAATACTCCATACAATGAATTCAATAAAATCTTTTGTACTAACTGTCTTTTCTTATAGAAAGCGTATTTTTCTTTATCACCTTCCTCACCATACTTCTTTTCTAATTTACGGAACTCAACCCTTTTATTAAACCATTCATCTAAGATAGCAGGGATACATCCTATTTTATCCTGTCTGTAAATTACACCATTTGATGCAATTGAATTTCCACTAGTCTTAAGAAAGTGTTCAAATTTATCTCTTTCAATTTGGTTTCCTTTTATTGTATAAAATTCATCTTCTTTTTTAAGATATCTCTGAACATCCCAATTTTCAACTTTGCCCATTTTGGTTTCAGGTGAAATATTAAGAGTCATAATGATTGAGGGATATAGAGAAGTTAAATCCAAATCATATATCCAATCATACTTACCAACAATTGGGTCTTTTACATAAGCACCAATGAACTTTTGGTCTTTTGCACTTTCATCTATCCCACCACTTTCCCTCATAGAATCTAACATTCTGTCAGAATCTTCTTTCTTCATTTTATTAGGTGCTACCAATCCTCTTTGTCTTAAGAAACACAAAAGTGCTCCCTCTAACGGACGCGAAGTGAAAAAAACATCTTCATATGCAACGTGTCCGGCGTGAGCAATACCTCTACACAAATCTATAAATTGTAGTTTTTTATCCATATCTACAATCAATCTCACATCCTCTAAGTTATATTCAATAAATTTATCTTTATCATTTTGAAATAACTCATCTAGATTTCCACTATATTCAACTTTACCCCTGCCTAATTCAATTTTCGCAACAGTATCCAATCGGTAGTTATCTAATTCAGTATAGTTATATTCCTTATATAAAACTAAATAATCTAAAGCAGAAACACCTCCTATGAACCACTTTTTTCTATATGGAGAGTAGAATACTTCTCTAATAGGAGATAATCTTCTAGCCTGTTTTTCACCTAATAAATTTTTAAGACGATTAAAAAGATAAGGAACATCGAAGAAATCTATGTTCCATCCAGTTATAATAGTAGGAGATATTGATTCGTATATATCTAAAAATTTAGAAAGCATTTCCTTTTCAGAATCAAAAGGAGATACTATTCTATTATCAGATTTAGATGGTTGAATTTTTCTTTCTTTATCTAATATTAAAACATAGTAAAAATCTTCAACTGAATCATGAATTGCAATTGATGTAATTTCATTTTCAGCCTTTTCAGTATCAGGAAGACCTGAATTCATTTCAACCTCTATGTCAAAAGTTAAAACTTTATGACCTTCTGATGGTAAATCCGAGTTAGTGTATAAATCAACCAAAACTCTTGTGATTTCAGGAACATCGGATTCAAATAAAGATGAATCATCTTTATCATATTTAAATACCTTTGTTAGTTTATCACCGTAAATGGATGTCCATTCACCATTAGTAGCGGGTTTAAATGCATACCTTTGATATGGCATTGTAAAATACCCTTTTACATCATCCCATATATGGATTGTATTTGTATTTCTTTGATAATATACGTTTTGATACATTTATAACCTTTATTATTTACAAATATAAGGAATATATTTGTATTTTCCAACTTAATTAGAGATTTTCATTGATAACATTTACATACGCCAACTTAGATTGTACACCTAAAAATCTTTCAACTTCTACTCCATTTTTTTCTATTACAACAGTAGGAACTGAGCGAACTCCGTATTGGGATGCTAATTCAAAATTTTCATCTACATCGATATCCTCAAATTTAACATTTAAAAATCCGTTCTTTACTTCTTCAAAAACTGGCTTAAGGGCCTTACAAGGGCCACACCAACTTGCACTAAACTTTTTTACCGTTATCATATTCTTTTATTTTATTTTTTTTAACCTTCACAACTTACACATTCTGGATCCATAGCCTTTGCTGCAATATCACCTCTCAATACCGATTCAGTTCTCATATAGTAAAGAGTTTTAACACCTTGCTTCCATGCTTCTAAGTGAACTTGATTAATCCACTTTGGTTCTGCGGTTGCGGGGAATGCTAAGTTTAAAGAAACCGCTTGGTCAATATATTGTTGTCTTACACCTGCTTGTCTTACTAAATCTAACTGATTAATTTCCTTAAATGTTTTGAATACATCTTTAATTGAATAGCATCTACCTTTATGTGATTCTTCTGTCACCTCACTGCATTCAACTAATTTACTATCTAAGAAACACCATTCATCTAAGAAATCTAAACCTTGTACCGAACCACCATCTGCAAGGATTTGATCCCAAACTTCTTTGTTGTTCTTTCCCATTTTACGAAGAACTTTTTCTAACTCTGGATTTTTTCTAATGAAAGTTCCCTTTGCAGTTTGTTCGGTAAATACATTTGCTGCCCACGGCTCAATTCCACTGCTAACATTTCCACTTAATTTAGAATTTGATACAGTAGGGGCTACTGCTCTTAAGTGTGTGTTTCTGAATCCACTTTCTCTACACCACAATGGTTCTCCATATTCTGCTGCTAAATCTCTACTTGCTCTTTCAGATTCAATCTTCATTTGAGAGAATATCTTACGAGTTTCAAATTGAGCTTGTAAACCTTCGAATGGTAATCCTTTTTGTTGTAAGTAAGTGTGCCATCCTAATACACCTAACCCTAATGCTCTACCTCTTTCTGCTGAACGAACTGAATTCTCAAATCCTTTCATATTCTTAGCTCTTTGTAAGAATTCTTCTAATACACCATCTAAGAAAATAGTAGATGTATAAACTAAATCAGTATCTTTCCACTCATCGTATTTTGCTAAGTTAAGTGAACTCAAACAACAAACGAATGAATGTTGCTCATCGGTATGTAAAACGATTTCAGAACAAATGTTAGTCATATGTACTTTCAATCCGTTCTTCTTATACATTTCAGGATTTGCTTTATTCACATTTCCTTTATACATAATATAAGGCTCACCGGTTGCTTTACGCTTCTGAAGTAACTTACCCCATTTTCTACGAGCTTCAGAATCCCCTTCTTCTAATTTTTTCATAAACTTATCACTAACCACTACACATTGATGTAAGTTCAATGATTGACGATTCACATCACCCTTTGGTTCTCTAATCTCTAAGAAATCATCGAAATCCTTATGTTCAATTTTAATATTTACCGATGCTGCTCCTCTACGAACACTTCCCTGATTCGTTGCTAGTATTGTAGAATCATATATCTTAGCGAATGGAACAATACCATCGGATGTTCCATTGCCGGTGATTTTAGAACCTGCAGGTCGTATCATATTGATTCCAATACCAACGCCACCACCATGCTTTGCTAACAACATTAATTCTAAATTCTTAGAACCAATCTCATAGATACTATCACCTACATCGATACCAAAACAAGAGATTGGTAAACCTCTATCAGTTCCAGTATTTGATAATACAGGAGTTGCTAAACACAGCCATCCTTTCCAAATATAATCAAAGAATTTAGTTGCTAATTGTGGTTTATCCAATCTCTTAGCAACTGCCGTAGCAACTCTCCAATATGCATCCTTTGGTTTTTCACCTGGCTGCAAATAAGTTTTAGATATAGTTTTTACATATATCTCATTGTTTCCCCAAGATGGAAAATCTACATCCACCTCCCAGCCGAAATCTTCGCCGTAGTTCTTCATAATTCTATAAATTCTTTGTTATTAAAATATATCATCCCAATTTTCACCTTCACCCGCCTTACTATAATCAGTAGGTCTAATTGCGAAGAAATCGGTATGAGTTACACCCCCCGTTAAGTGGTAAAACCAATCTAACTGAGATGCTTTTTTATCATTATATTCAAAATAATCATCACCACCTGGAATTGGATTATATCCTAATTCAACTAATTTTTCATTAACTCTTTTTGTGATAAATTCTTTTAAATCATTTTTCTTAAGATTTTCCAAATCTCCCATTTCAAAAATCTTATCAATGAACTTATGTTCTAATTCGATAATAATTTTAGCTGCTTTGTAAATATCTTCTTTTGCTTCCTCTAACAATTCAGGAAACTCTTCACACATATGCCTGAATAATTGGCATCCCATTTTTGAGTGTAGGGATTCATCTCTTACACTCCACTTCATTTGCTGTCCGATTCCTTTTAGGAGATTTCTCATTTGGAAAGAATATAGAACTGCAAATGATGAATAAAGTGCTACACCTTCTGCAAATGCAGAGAAGATTGCCAAACTTTTACCAACCTCAATTCTAGCTTTTGGATTGATATCTAAATCCTTTGGAGTCCAATCAGCAGTTGTATTAGTTAATAACTCAAATCTCTCTTTCATTGCTTCATCGTGTAAGAATCCTTCAAAGTCATCTAATCCCAATGTTTCATTTAGATATGAGTATGCAATTGAGTGAATAGTTTCCTGTGAACCAAATGCCATTGCCATCTGTCTAATCTCATGCTTTGGAAACCATTTAGTAACCATACCTGTCCAATAGTCAGAAACTGCACATTCTGTTTGAGCGAAACCTAAAAGGATATTACCAACTAAATGTTTTTCTTCTTTTGTTAAATTTTCATTCCAATCTTTGACATCCATCTGCATAGGTATCTCAGTATGTAACCAAAATGCCTGCATCTGTTTTAACCAACCTTCAGTATAATATTCTGGATATTCAAATGGCTTAAATGGTATCCTTTCGGTAAATAATTTGCTCATCTTTAAAACTTATTTTTGTATTATAGGTAAGAATAAATAGGATATATACCGTAAAAAATTTTAGGTTCTTTAGAAAATTTTTTCATCAATTTTTCTTTAGTTTTTTTTCTTAAAAATGAAGATTGGCTCATACTTTATACCCTTACCGGCTATACTGGAAAGAGCTAATTTAATTGTTTTTTCCAATTCAAACCCAACTTCACCCGCTACCCTAATCGTTTCACTTTCTATATCTTTATGTTTAGGAGTATTTGCAATATTTAATAACATTTTACCCCCATTTTTTAATCCGATATGACAATTTGCCATAGTTTGTTTTAAGAATCCTTCAACCCATAAATGAGGAGTTGGAAACTTTTTATATGATTGAGTATCCTCTTCACTATACTTTTCGGTATCAAAATATGGAGGTGAGGTAAAACACAAATCTAATGATTCTTTTTCTGGCACAAATACTTCCGAACCCATTTGGTGAAGTATAACACTTTTACCATAGAAATTTAAGTCTTTATTTAATTTACATAATCCTTCATATGTTTTACCACTCGGATCAGTTCCTATATATGTTTTACAGTTACTCGTCAAAAATCCAATCAATCTCCCTCCCCACCCACAACTCATATCCCATATAGTTTCTCCGCCATATGTATTGTAAATCCATTTGGCAGCAGATGGTCTGAAATTACTTACCGTCTGATTACCTCCGTATATTTTAAAATTTTGTCTTAAACGATTTAGAGTAAATTTACCATCACTATGTTTAAGATGCCAATTCCAAGTTTTTCGAATAATCTCCTTTAACTTATTATCATCATTCCAATAATCAATTGGTCTCATTTTACTATTACCACATTGAACATCTACCCAATGAGGAAAGTAACTCCATGCCAAACCTAAACAATGCATAGTTTGATCAATATAATCATCTTTGAATATAGTTGATTCATCGAATTCAGTTAATGATTTCATATCACTAACCTTATCATCGATTGTAGAATGGTAATGTGGAAAGCCTTTTTTTCGGTGATACTTAAAAATTACATCTAAAGCGTATGGAACATCTTCTACCTCTTTTATATTTTGTGTAACTCTTTCGTATTCTAATTCTAACTCATCCCATTCTATAAACTTTGCAAAAGTATTATAGTTTATCATTTACTCAACCTAATAATAATTTCATACAAAAAACTTATATTTATCTAACCTATTTTTAATCAACTCAAAATACTCAGCATTCTTTTCAATAAGGATACATTCTCTATTCGTATTTATACAAACATCACCAAGTGTTCCACTACCTGCAAAATTATCCAATATCACATCTCCCTCATTAGATAACATCAAAACTAATCTTTCAATGAGTTTGTAGGGTTTTTGTGTTGGATGATTTAGTTTTTCTTTACTATTATGTGGTAAAGCTGATATATCATCCCAAACATCACTTAAAGTTATACCCTCTTTTAATATACCCTCTGTGTATTCTTTTCGAGTTGTATTTGGTTTTATCTTTATAGTATTAAATGTACCCCTCTCACCATTTGTATAATAACATATAGGTTCATATCCACTTGATAACGCATTTCCTCTTGATGAATTGAATGCACGTTTTCTACTCCAAATTATAATTCGTTTTTCGGTAAAATACTTATCCAAAATAGTAGAAATGTGTCTGTTGTATTGTCTACCTGTAAAGATTACAACATTTCCACCTTCTTTAACAATTCTTTTATATTCAATTATAATTGTTTCAGCCCAATCCAAATACTCATCTAAAGTATTCCATTGGTTATCCCAATCTTCTTTAACAACACCATAGAAGGGCCAATCAGTTATGATGTGGTCAATACTATTATCATCGAATTCTTTAAGTTTATCCAAACAATCACCTAATAGTAATTTCATAACTTATCCCATATTATCAACATACTTTTTATGAAGTAGTTGTTTTTGTAGAAGTTCCCCATTTTTTGCTTCCTTACTTGCAATAATTCCATTAGCGGAATTATTAGCATATACTTCTATAATTCCTTTGTTAGTATTCATCTTAGCAGGAAAAGTCATACCATCTTGCCCAAATCTATTTTTCATAATATGGAATCTAGCGGTATCATTTAGTTTATCAGTATCCTTTCTACTTACTGAAATAATTAAATCTGCATTCATAACTTTAGCATATGAATCCGCAATTTTATCTGCCTGAATTACTTCTGAATCAATTGCACTTCTATTTGTCTGTGATGCAGTCCAAATTGGTATTTGATATTCACCACTCAATGCTCTTAAATCAATGTAAATACCACCTTGCTCTGCATAATCAGAATTATTCTTTGAATTAGTTGATACCAATAAATCTGCATAATCTATGATAATCAAATCAGGTTGAAATTTAGTTTGTCTGACCATATCAACGTGAGCGGCAATAGTGTTTGCTGTAATTCCTTTTGGCGGGTAATATTTGATCATCAATCCACCTCTTAATTTATCAACCTTCTCTTTAATCTCATCCTTATGGTCTTTTAAATCAGCTGAAGGAATTGATGTAAATATAGTATCATATCTCTGCCCAACATAATTTTGAGTAAGTTCTAATGTATAGTGTAATACATTTTTACCCTGCCTAACTGCTTCCGCACCGATGTGAGATAACACCCAAGTTTTACCAACTCCCGATGGTGCTACAATTACACCCAATTCTCCTGGCCCTAAACCTCCATCGGTAAGTTCATCGATTACATCCCAATTAGTAGCAACAGTTCTTCGATTTACTTCTTCAAAACGAACTTCAATTTCTTCCTTATAATCTAATCCCAAATCAGCAGTTTGCCCAACCTTAACTGCATCTCTAACCATCTTTTCAATCTTTTCAAATTGACCGGTTTTTAATAATTCTACTGAATTAAGGATTACATTTTTAAAATTTTGATTTTTACAAAATGTAACAAACTCACTCTTAACCCATTCTTTATCCGAATGTTGTGTATTCTGATATACTGCCTTTAATTGCTGTAATACATTTTGCTGTAATGTATTATCGGATATTTTTTGAACTTCAGTTTTAAAATAATCGGTAGTTGGATTATTTTTATATGTGTGGAAATACTTTCTAGTCAAATCCACAATCCATTTGTTGGTATCTGATTCAAAATATTTTGTTTCTAATATATCAGAAACTTGTTCCAAAAAACTTCTGTCAGTAACCAAATTAGCTACAACTTTCGTTTGGTAGCTCTGACCATATTTGGATAGATTATCAATAGTTTCACTCATGCTTCAAATATAAAAGTTAATTTTATAATTTCCAAATTTTTTAAATATTTTATTTGATAATGTATTCAAACAACAAGTCGGAATGGATTATATGAGCTTTTTCACTTTGGTGATAATCTCTTATCATACCCTTAGTTTCCTCAAAAATTGTCACATCAATTGAGTAAGATTTTAAGAATGAATTATATGAAAAATTATTTTTTATAAAATCGTTAAACTTAAAAAATATCCAATTTTCTTTTCCATCGAAATTATTATCAAAAATTGTTTTATTAATTTCGGATACCCACGACCAAAAATAAATCTTAAATCCTACTTTTTTACTCAATTCTAAAATAGGAATCATCCTAATCATAAACTCTTCAATATAATACTCAACTCTGTCTCCTCTTAGAGCACATATCTTATATAATTCTTTTGTTTTTATAAATCTATTAATATATAAATCATTTTGAATGATGTTGGGCAATATAGAATTCACCATACCATCTTTTAATATAGATGGAATTTTAAAACGAGATGTATCGGTTAATCCAACAAATACTATATCTCCTTTTTGAAATTGATTAGAAAAATATGAAACACTATTTAAGCAATCATCGTTGGTGTTCCCACTTTGTATATAGGATTTTGCAATAGATTTAGTAGCTGAATAATTTTTATATTCTAAATTTAATTTTTCAGATAAAATCTCAGCCCATATTTTGTGATAATCTTTTTTTAAAAAAACTTTTGAATAAATTATCCTTTCAGTATCCTTTGGTAAATCTTTATTATCTTCACTAAAACTATCACCAAATACCCATAAACAATTCATTATTTTAAAATTAAATTTCCAAATGAACTCCGTAACCAATCATTTACATCCGTCCAATTTTGTAATATTTTATATTTCATACCAAACCCTATGAATTTCATTTTATCCAAAGGTTCATTTTCTTCTCTGAATTTATCAACTATTTTTAATTTAGTTGTTCCACTTATATCAGGATTATCTAATTGCATTAAATCAAAATTTCTTTCAATAATGTTCTTACTATCTAATATAGTTTGAAATACTTTGTATTTATCTTTTTCGGATTCAGCCGCTTGCATTAAATCATCTATTGATACTCTTCTATCTCCTTCAAATAAAGGTAATCTCTTCTGTAAAGTTTTTAATCCACATCCTTTTACTCCATCAATATTATCAGATTTATCACCATCTAATACTCTATACCAAATAAAGTTTTCAGGATGAATTCCATATAATTCTATCAATCTTTCTTTTGTAATCTTTTCTTTTTTAAGAGGATTCCAAACATTTACATTGTCTGATACTAATTGCAAAAAATCTTTATCAGATGAAAGTATTAAAGCATTCTCATCTTCAGTTACTACTTGCTTTGATAAATAACCAATAACATCATCTGCTTCAATGTTATCATATACCATAGTGGTAACTGGCAAAATACTTAATATATTACCTAACCAACTTATTTGCCTCTTCAAACTAATTTGCTCATCTTCTTCCGTCATCATATCATCATACTGACGGTTTACTCTGAATTTAACTTTTCTATCCGCTTTATAATTTGAAAAAGTTTGTCTTCTTTTTTGAGAACCACCTTTTCCATCAAACACTACAACTACCCTAGATGGATTTTCATTTCTAATAACCATCCCCAGAGATTTAAGAAACCCAACTACCCCACCAACATGCTCACCATCTTCGTTCATCGTAGGATTTGTGCTCCAACATCTAAAAAAAGTATTGAGTCCATCTACAAAAAGAACTTTCGAATTTCGAACTCTATGTGTATTATGCTCCTTATCAATTTCCTTAAGTAAACTTTTATATTTTTGGTTCATTGAAATTTTCTTTAATTTCTTTCGAATATTTTTCTATTGTTTCTAAACTAAAATGATGATATTCATATTCACCTTCTTCTTTATAATTTACAGAGGATGTTAAATAATGTTTATCACTAAATTTTATAATTCTATTATCAAGATTCAAATCAGTAATTAAATTTAAAATTGAAATAGCAGAAGATGAATTATATCTAAAGTGAGTGTCTTCTAATAAAATGATTCTTAAATCAACTCCAATATTTTCTAAAAATGAGTAAATGTATTTTAAATAAATTAAAAATTTAAAATAATAATCTACTTGATTGATTTCAAAACTTTCTATAAATTTAGATAATTTCTCTGTTTCAAATTCATCTAAATCTCTTTTTCTACTATGATAAAATTGAGGGTGAATGAAAAAATTATTTCCAGTAAGAAATAATTCCTTTTCCCTTTGATTGAGTTCTCTATTGGATTGTCTATCGATATATGAAGTTCTATCTAAAAGAGATAATTGAAAAATAATAACATCTCCTTTTTTATACTCGGATAAAAACTTTAATAAATTACCAAATACTTCAAATGAACTCAGTCCAGATATTGCCTTATTTTCCTCAGTTAAATTTAGATGACTTGCAACTTCGCTATAAATTGAGAGGCGGACTCCTTGAGCCAGCCTCTCACTATTATATGTTGAATATGAGTCACCAAATATCCATAGTTTATTCATTATTCTACTTCATTTGGTAAGGCTGTATCAACCTCCATCGCTTCAATATCATATGTATCTTTTTTATATTGAAGAATAGTAGCCTCACAAATCTTTTTATAAATTTGTTCTCTTAATTCATCTTTCTCTTCCATCATTTTGATAAAATCCTTTGATTGGAATTTGATGATTTCCCCAGTATCGGTGTCGGTATATTCATACCAAGCCCCACCTTGCTTAACTAATTTGTTTTCTTTCAAACTTGTCAACCAACTACCGTAGTTATCAATTCCTCTATCAAAGTAAATTTCAAAATCAGCAGAACGAAGTGGTGGCCCTAATCGGTTTTTTACAACCTGCGCCCTAACTGATATACCAACTATCTTATCCTGTCCGCCAATTTTCATTTTAATTTGACCAACATTTTTCAATCTCAATCTAACTGAAGCGTGAAATGCTAATGCTTTACCACCACTTGTAGTCCAAGGGTCACCAAACATAACACCTAACTTCTGTCTTAATTGATTTGTAAAGATAACTGCAATTTTCTGTCTACCAATTGTGTTGGTAATTTTTCTCATCGCCTTTGATATGATGATTGCCTTATCAGTTGCGTAACCATCTTTATCGTAATCAGCTTCCATTTCCTTTTTAGTTGATGCAGCTGCTACCGAATCCACTACAATTGTTACCAATTTTTGTGCATCCTTTTCTCTAACCTTTTCGATAATGGTTTCGATTGTTTCAAAAATATCTTCTACTGTATCTACTGATACATACAATAGTTTAGATACATCTACTCCAATTGCATCGAAGAATTCTCTACTCACCGCAGTTTCAGTATCAATCAATACTGCAATACCACCCTGCTTTTGAGTTTCAGCTAAAAGGTGGGCAGAGAGTAATGATTTACCACTCTGCTCCAATCCAGTTAGTTCGGTAATTCTTCCCACAGGAATACCACCATATGGTCGATTAGAAATAGCAACATCTAACATAGCAGCTCCGGTAGAAATCCAACCATTCACATTGGTGGGAGCTCCTTCGGAATCATCATCTAAATAAAAGGCGATTTTTTGGTCTTTTTGTTTTTTGTTCAGACTATCAACCAAAATGTCTGCTAAATCTGTTTTTGCCATAATCTATATTATTTGAATAAATCTTCGAATGCATCTGCTACTTGTTGAGTAGTTTTAGCTACCGCTGGTTTTTCATCATCCCAAGGTAAGTCAGATGTTGATTGTTTTGCTTTTGGTGCTTCACTCACCTCATCTAATTGATGTGGCTTAGAATCGAAATCAAATGAATCTGATACAGATTGTTCTGATTTAGCAACAACAGTCTCTTGAGTAGTAGAAGTTTCAGTATCATCAGTTGTGTTTCCACTCAACCAATTCTCTAAAATTTTCTTTAACTCATCGTAAGATAATTCAGAATAAATAGATGTAATATCTTTTTGATTCTCCAATAACTCTTGAATCTTTGCATTATCATCGTGCAACTTTGTAGAGTTTGGTTTCACTCTAATAGTTGTAGTAGGATAAGATGCTCCACCTTCTGGTGCAGTATAATCAACTACAATATCTCTACCATTTAAAGGATGTGATAAATCACCATAATCAGGATCTGCAAAATACCCCAATAATTCTTGATAAACGGTTTTACCAAATCCCCAAAATTTAACACCCTCATGCTCCAATCCTCTTACGATTACTGGCACAAAAGTTCTTAATTTTGGCTCCATTTTCTTAGCTTCACGATAATCATCTTTACCACCCATTCTCTTAAGTTTGTCAGCAAACTCAACAATTGGGTCAGGTCTTCCGAAAGAAGCTGGTGATAAATAAGATTTGTTGTTGATGTTGTAGTGAAAATACAATTCAATAAAAGGAATTTCCTTGTTGAATTTGTAAGGTACTAAACGTAATTGGTGTTTTCCGACTGAAGGTTTCCATAGACTGTCGGCTGTCTTTTGTGTGCCCTGAAGTTTGTTCAGACGGGCTCTGATTGCATCAATGTTCGTTGACATAATTTATAGTTTTTAAAGTTTAAAATTTAAGTTTATCGTTACGAATATAAATATTCGCAAATCAAAAACTTAGAACAAATATACGAAATATGTTTCTAAGTTCCAAATGTTTTTCAGGATTTTTTTGAAAATTCTTTTGTAGAAGAATTACGATTTTTTTTGACTGTTCTAAACGAATCATATAATCTTTTTTGTTCGTTTATTTTCGCCAAAGTCCAATACCCATCCATGTGATGTTCATACATTTCTTCCCAAAGAGAAAGATTTTCAGAATAAGAATGTGGTTGAGATTGAGCCCATTTTTGAGCGGCTCTAAATCCTTTTGGAGTTGCGGGGAATTCACCCTCTACGTGAGGATTTAAAAAATTTAAGAGTTTTTGTAACAAGCGTTTCATAGAAGAAAGAGTGGGAGATTCATCAATAAATATATACGAATATATCAAAACAATAATTTTTTTTTAGTTTTCCAAATATTTTTTTTATTACAATTTCCCCCCTTAATTCCTATCTTAATTTGTTGGAAAATCGCTAAATTTTAATCCCCACATTAGGGAAATCATTCCCATTTCTCTTTCGGCCCACTTCTTATTATACCGAAATCTTTTTTGAATTTCTTTAATTCCCCATTCTTTCCACTCATCGTTTTGAGATACGCTCATTTCCCATTCAGTAAACCAATTATCTTTCCTATCTTTAATATCATCGAAGGTAACATCATGATTTGCAATCTCAAACATTTTGTTGATTACATCTACAACAAATTGTTCTTGTTTTTGTTTCATACTTAATCGTTGTGCCATAACTTTATAGTTTACCAAATTGTTGGTGATTTTCTTTAATATTATTTGATACTTTGATACCTAACCAAATATCTTTAAAAAATCTCTTTACTTTCTTCCAAAAGGTATTATCTTTTTTGTAGTTCTTGATTACTTCATCTTGTATCAGTTCCAACATTCTACCGGACGATATTTCTTCTACAAATACTTGATATTCTAACTCTCTAAAATATGAACGTTTAAGATACTTTGCCATAATTGTATCTGTTTATATACCTATAACTATTTCCCATTTTAACCAGCCAATAATGAGTTCTATATCACCATTCAATCTTCTACTATGAGTCATACCTATGAAAGGTAGAAAATAAACTTGTCCGTAAATTTTACAAATTGAAAATTTCATTATTTAGCCCACTTACCTCTACTTACAATTTGTGCAATGATACCATAAACCGAAAGGTCTTCATAGGTATCCTGTATAGATTCGCCTACTTCATCAGGCTGCCCCAATACTACTAATTGTTTTAATCGTTGTACTTTATCGTTGATTCTAAACCAAAGACCTGTGAGTGAAAGTTTTACATCATCTTTAGTTTGCAGTGAAGTTCCTACTGAAATATTAGCTGGCCCATAATTTCTTTGTTTCTTACAAAAAGTTTCATACATTTCAGATTGAATCTTTTTGAATTCTTCCATCATTTCAGGATAGACTCTTTCACAATAAGCTACTGCATTTTCTTCTAATTTGATATTTTCTTCCATTCTATATTTTGTTTTTACAAATATATGAAAAAAATATCAATTATCCAAATTATTTTACCTTTGGTTTTTCTTTATGGATCTCAGATGGGTTTACGTTTGTAGGTCTCACTACTGTACAATCACCTTGTTGATAATCATTAAATCCAACATCATCTTTGATTTTCATATAGCAAGGATTTTCTACACCATCTAAGTCTTCTGATTCACATTTTACCGCCTTACCTTTGCTAATACTGAATTTTTGATTAGAATTCTTAAAATTAGTATAATCCAAATCGTTATTGTAAAGAACTTCGGAAATTTTTTGATTCCTATAATATATTTTCATTGTTTCTTCGAATCTTACCTTTTCCTCATCACTCATACAATCAAGCACTCCAAGACCCTTAAATTTTTTCAATACGGCTTCAACTCGTCTTTCTGCCCAATCTTCAGCAGCTTTTAGTTCTTCTTCAGTAGCAATTCCACTTTCTACCATCCATTTTTTATCATCTTCTAATGCCGCCTTCTGCTCGTTAATTTGTTCATCTGATGGAGGGAAATTAGGAGGGGTTTGTTCCTTTGGATAAAGGAAATCAAATGTTGATAACATTCTCTTACCTCTGCTTCTTGTTTGATTGCTTTTAAACCTACTCTGTCTCCATTTTTCTTCACTTACTCCAGCTGCACCACCTTGTACTTTTACACTAATTCCACCAGAGAATTCTAATGTTACCATAAGAAATTCTAAATCAGTTTCATTTTCACTAATTTCATTTACAACTAATACATCAGCTGTTTTAAACGCTTCATCAGCTGGTAAATAAACTGAATTACCCTTTGCTATTAAGCTCATTGCAACTTTAACCTCCGCGTAATCAGAAAGACCATCTCTAAAATCTTTACTGTTAAACATATCAGTTAGAAGTTGATTTAAAAGTTCCTGATATTCTTTTTGCTTTTCAGGATTATTTTCCAAATCTTCATCTTCAAAATCTTTAAGCTTTTGAAAGGTTTCCATTACCTTTTGATTTTCAGGCAAATCTATTTTATCTCCTAATAATTGAGTAAATTTATCAATCGATTTATCTAATAATTTTTTCCTAGCTTCCTTTCTTCCTTCAGGTGTTGTAGTATCACCAATATCAACTGTTTTAAATTTTCCAGGTGGTTTTTTAGAAATTTCTGCTTTCAATTGTTTATATTCATCAATACTATCATTTCTACTTTTAATGGAGTTGACAAAATCTGTTGCTTTTTTCTCTAATTCTTCATCACTAAGGTTCGGATTACTTTCTTTTAATTTTGCTTTTGCTTCTTCAATTGTAGGAACTGCTAATTTCTTATGTGTTACCCCATTGAATACAACTGTATCTTCATCAATTATTTCAATTTCAACGTATTTTTCTTCTCCTATGATTTTAAGAGGTGTTCCATCTTTTTTACCAACAGCACCCTGTCCGGATTTACCAATTGTTACCCCATATTTTTTAGCTGAACTCTCAGCCCATTCTCTACTTGCTTTTCCAGCTCCTAATTCAGCAACTTTAATGTATCCTTGATTAGGCCAATCTCCTTTCTTTTTTGAAGCAATATAGATTTTAACTTCTTTATCATTTACTATTTTAATATAATCTTTTGCAATAGCCTGCTCTTCATCTGTCAAATCTTCGCCCCTCGTCATCTTACCAACAATAGTAGATATTTGCTCTTTAAGATTATCATCCAAAATTGTATCTTTATATTTAGGTTGATTCATTTTTTTAGCCGCCACATCTTTGTAATCTTTTTTACCAGCTAATGGGGTAACTGAAGTTGATTGTGAATCTTCTCCATCTTTATTAGAATCTAATTCATCGGCTTTTGCGGTTGCTTCTGGTTGGTCTTTTGGTTCAATTACGGTCAATTTAAGTGGATCACCATCACCATCTACTTTTGTCACAACAGTTTCAAATATCAAATTAAAAAATCTTTGATCCCCATCTATGAATATTTTTTGAACTACACTTTCAGTTTTAATATATTGTGCAGGCCCATTTGGAGTATCGGAATAATAATCTCCTCCTACATTATAAACTCGTTGATTAGGGGTTTCATCTGCTTTTTTAGGTTTAGGTAATTCACCATCATTTGCATCCGCTTTCTTTGCAGCAATTCCTTGCTCTTCAGCAAATTGGTTACACATTGGGATAGCATCTTTAATATCCATATCCACAACAATAACTTTCATATTAGCAGGTTTACCCGCTTTAATCGCGGCAGATGTTACCGCTGCCCATCTATGATGCCCATCAATTACAAATCCATCTCTACTCACAAAAATTGGTGCAGTAATACCTGGATTAGTAGGATCTTCTTCTAATGCCTTAGTCATTCCGGCAACTTTACTACCTACTAATTCACTTTGAGTTGCTTTTAATTTATCAGAAGGCAATTCAGTTTCCACAGTCTTAATACCTTTCTCTTTTAACATTTTTTTGAAAAGAGGTTCGGTATCTACTTCACCCTTGCTATCTTTTGGAAGGTCTTCGGCAGGAGTTCCTGGAAGAGGTTTACCTTTGAATTGAGGCATTTCTACTCTAGGTATTCCCTGATTATCATCACAATATAAGTTAGTACCAGGAACAGTTATTTGACAAAGATTGAAATCTTCCCCTTTAGATGCCTTATCGGCTAACTCATCAATCTTCATAGATATTTCTTCTTTCTTATCGGAAGGTATTTTATCTAAATCGGATTCTTTATTGAATACATCTTTATCAACCTCTGGCATCTCTTTAGCCAAATTCCTTAAAGATGATGGGTTAAATTTATCATCACTCTTTTTATTTCTTTCTCTCCACATTCCAACGTGAGAATTACCCATTGTTGCAATTACAGTATAACCTTTCTCTTCTGCCTCTTTTATTTTTCTATCTAACTCCTTTTGTCTAAAATCATTAAATGCTTTCTGACCTTTGGATAATTCGGTTTCACCATAATTCTGGTCATCTCTATAATTTAATTGGTATAAGTCTTCTTTTTGCTCCAATGTTAAATTATTCCAGTCTACATCACCCTCAAATTCTGCACTACCACCTTTTTTAGCTTCACTCTTAATCCATTCTTTAGTCTCATCGGTAAGATAATCATCTGCGTCTAAATCATCACCCTGACCAATCATATTAGTCCAAACTGATGCCAATGCTTTGTTTTTATCACCGTCATATGATTTAGCAATTTCATCAAATATAGGTGCATCTGAATTTCTTACATCTCCGTTTTCATCCCAACTTTCTTCTCTACCATTTTCAAAGTGATCTAAAAAAGCATCTCTAATTTCTGCTTGCTCACCTACGAAATCAACTTTACCATTATCATCTATTCCAACTCCACCTTCTCCTACAAACATTACTTTTGCATCTTTAGGTAAGCTCTTTATTTTATCTATAATATTTTTAGTAGATTCAGTTCCTTCGCCATGCTCAACTCCAATTAACATTGAGCCATTTTCGGTAACCTCTGCATCTAAATTATTTCCATCGGAATCCTTTTTACCTCTTAGACTATTTACTATGTCTTCGTTTTGCTTAACTACTTCCTTCTTAAGTTTTGATTGGTATTCAGGATCATCTTTTTGTTTTCTTTTAAGATTATCATGTTGATTCTTAAATGATCCTGCCATAGCTCTTTCTTTGGCAGTAGCAGATGGGTCATCTAATATCTTATCAAAATCAGTTTTAGGATCAGGTTTGGTTTCATCTTCAATTTCCTTTTCCTTCTTCTCTAATGAATCTTCTGCAGTTTTAACAAGTTTATCTACTTCAGAATCTCCAATTCCTTTTCCTTCAAATTCTTCTTTTTCCTCAGGTGTTATTGGTCTTAAATTCCCCCCATCATTTTTGAATTCAGCTTCCCCACCCTGCTTTGAAGAATAAAATCCTCCTCCTAAATGATACTTACCAGGAAACTGAGATGATTCTCCCTCATCTTCTTTTAATAAATGGTAATTTAAAATCTCATCCAAAGAAATAGTTTCGTTTGATACTTCCCCCTGAGGTCTCTTCTCATTCCAACTATCTACAATCTTATCCATTATTTCAGGTGAGATTTCCATATTTTCTAATTTCTCCGCAATCTTATCCGCAAAATCCATAAGGATTCTCTCATCATTGTTCACATCAGCAAATATCGATGCTCTAGCCGCTCCTACTGCAATAGTTTCTGCTACAACGTGAGGAATAAATTCAATAGCAACGTGTTTTGCAAATGCCTTAGCCCCAGCTGCCGCTCCACCCAACGCAGCTCCTGTTATGGCAGTAGTGGCTATTTTAACACCAACTGATATTAATGCTTTCTTTTCATGTTTTTCTAAATCTCTCCATCCTCCAGGTTTACTAAATAATTTACCAGCCGCTACCGCTGCTGTCTTAAACAATTTAACTTCATGTTGAAATCCATGCTTTATTGCAGCACCGGCTCCCTTTACTTTATCTTTTAGAGCTTCCGCAAAACTTCTACGGGTTTCTGATCCTGGTTTTTCCTGTCCCTTATTAAAGAATTCTTTTTCGTTTTCACTCCACTTTTCTATCTTTTGATTAATTTGCTGAAGTTTTTGTTTTGGTACATCTACTAATGATTTCTTAGCATATCCCATCCCAACATTACGAGTGATAGGTGGTTTCTTTTCAGAATCAGATGAGGGTTGAGATTTCTTTTCAAAATCTGCTTTCTCTTCTGGGGTTACTGGTCTTAAATTACCACTATCATTTTTAAATTCAACTTCTCCATTTTGCTTAGACGAATAATAACCTCCGCCCAGGTGGAATTTACCTGGAAATTCAGATGATTCTCCTTCTTTTGATTTATCTACTGGAGCGGGTTTTTTAGGTTCTTCCTCTAATAAAAAGTATTCGGATATGATATCAGAATATTGACTATACCCCAATTTGTGGCAACATCTAATTAGATTTTCCACTTGCTCTTTATCCTCCAAACTTGGAAATGGATAGGTTAAAGAGTGTTCTAATAAAATTTCATCTATTATTTTATTAATATCTGCCATTATTAATTAAATTCAATCTTTTGAAATATTCTTGTAGGTATCTTTCTTATACCCGCAGCTCCGGTAAGAATTATAGAATTTTTAAACTTTTCCCAATCTAATGGAAAGTTCGTATCCAAAACCCCACCATTTTCTTCCTTAATCAATTGGTTTAATGCATTAATTGTATATAAGGTGTTTGATTGTTTTTTACGATGAACCAATATAGTATTTTCTAATTGATAAGGGGGTCTGAACTCCACATCAATATTATATGTAATATATAATTCATCTATATTAGTTTTATTTTGCAAAACATATATGTAGTTGTAAACTATCTTATAATTCTCTCTTACCTTTTGTAGAATATCTTGTAAATTTTCAGTCTCCGCAAAAGTACATAGTAACTGTGTTTTCATTTAAAAATATTTTAATACTTTTTTCTCCTATATAAGTATTAAATATTTCGTTAAGTCTATTTTTTTATAGAGTTATGGAGTAAAAACATTCTTATTTTTCTTATACTCCAAAAAATTTCCAGTGGATTCGTTACCATTTTTTATTATAGAGGGAAAGGAAATCAAAGTGTATCTTCTATAATCCTCTAACATTTCCATTACCTGATGCTCTATTAAGTTATCAACGAAGTCCAAAAGTACAAATTTTCCAAAAGTTGGTGATACCTTTTCATTCGTATAATTAATTAAAAATTCCCCACCTTTACCTTCATTCCAATCTTCTTCAGGAGTTAAATAAAATATACATCCAAATATAGTCCTCTCACTACCTGCATCAAAATGTGGTGGCTGTTTATCACCTTTTTCATACATTCCAATTGTACCCCATCTTCCTAAATCAATGTCTTCTTTTTTTAAAGAAAATTCGTTATAACACTCATCAATAATTTTTAACTTAGCGGTTTCAATTAATTCTGCTAATTGAGTATCACCTTCAAATGGAACATTATTTAAAAGTTGTTTCCATCTTTGAAAAATAACATATCCATTTTCTTCCATATACCCATCTATTTTAGGTATATCACCATAAGGATGAATATAAGTTTCTTTAAAATCGTAAAACGGGTAACAATGATTTCCGGTATGCTGAGTCTTACATTCTATATTTTCGGAATTAGTAAATTTTTCTATAATAACATCACTAATATTCTTAAGAAATTCTATCTCATTTGAAGAAAATAATTCTTCGAAATTACCAATGTAGTATCCTTTTTCTCTAAGTTCTTTCATATTATTAAATATTACCGTAACTTTTATTAGTGGATACATCCGTAGAAGAAACTTTATCTAAAATCATTTTAATATCATTTAAAACTGATTTCTCATTTTCACATACATCAAACAGAAAAGAATCATAGGTATATAACACTAACTTGGTTTTTCTTTTTTCCAAAAAACGATTTATCTTACGAATAACAAATGCGTTTGTTTCGGTTTCCAACGCCTGCAAATAATAATTGAATACCTTTTGGGGATTATGATTATCTATTTTTTGGAATGGAATACGCTTACCCGCCTTAGTTTCCAGATACCCATTTATCAAAAAATCTTTATACATCTTTTTGATAAACTCATCTGTCTTTTTAAAAAATGGAATCTCTAAATTCTCCACATCTATCCCACCATATAATTGTTGGAATGTTAGTTTCTTACTATTGAGGTAATCCTCATCACTCAATACATCTTTGCCAAAATATTGTTTACCTAACCACTCATGAGCGGATTCCTCAGGTATCTCTTCATCTACTAATTTAGCTATCAGGCGAACGTGGTATCCATCAAAATCAAACTGAACCAACTCACCCAACTTAGAAACGATATAATCCCTACTGCCATCCGATTTATTAAGCGCGGAATAGTTTACACCTCCGAATGTGTTTGATGGTCTTCCTGTGGTTGTAAAGTTGTTATATAGAGAATATTCATACCCATACGTTGTCGGAATACCATTACTCTCAATTTTTTTGAACTCCGGTAGGACTAAGGAATTGTAGAAATCGTACCCCCCAACCCCCTCAGTATCCGCATACTTAAGGTTTTCATTTACAAAATCTACTACACCTTTGAGTATAATACTAATTGGTATAAAACTTAAATCATCTTTATCCCTATACCCCTTTGTAAAATTGTTATATATCATATCATATTCATAAGGTTTAAACTGACTGAGATGATATAGAACATCAATACTTTGATAATTTGGTAATTCCATTTGATGAAGAAACCACTTACTATCAAAGATAAATTTAGGTGCGTTTCCATGAGTTAAAACTCCCAAAGGAGCATCAACACAATCATTATGTCCATTCATAAGAACATAGCAATCATCTTCGATAAAAACAAAAGCACCCAATAACGTATTCAGTTTTGGATGCTCTTTTCTATTTTTAAACAATGGAAATATTACGCTCCTTGTTAAGCGATATCTTTTTTGGAATACTCTTCCGATTTCATTGTTTTCTACGAAAATTACCATAGGAAACAAATATACGAAAATATTTTATAAATTCCAATATTTTTCTTGCAAAGGTTTTAATTCAATTGGCTCTCTTTTCATATGAGAACCCTGATTGAAAGAAGCTCCTCTTTTCAAATATCCACCTAAAAAGTTTCTACGAAATCTGTTTGATGTATTAGCCTCTGAACCATGCACACAATGAGAGTGAAGTAAAACTACTTGCCCTTTCTTTAATACACCCTCTACTTTACGGAAATCATGTCCTTCTGGCATTACACACGGCTTACCTCTTTCGTTTCTCCAAAATGATGGATTTGTTTTTGTTCTTTCTTCATCCACTTCAATTGGTAAAACAGGTAATCTATGAGAACCTTCATAGTTCCATACTGCCCCATTTCCTGCATCATGATTATCCAATGCCAACGCCGTATTAATAATTTCATTATGACCACAACCAGTGTAGAAAGCGTTCTGATGCATATCTCTACCTAATTGTCCAGGTGGTTTGAAGTAAGCCCAAGTTTGCATACCTACTATTTCACCTTCCATAAGGAATTCACACGCTTCAATAATTTTTGGATGAACGAATAATTTTTCTAATTTTTCAGAAATTTTATGAGGGTAAGCAAATGGATCCCATTCACCCCATTCTTTTCCATCTGGAGTAAGCGTTCCCTTTCTTTCATGTCTTAATCTTTCTAATTCATCATTAATCTCATCACATTCTTCTTCGGTAAGAAGCTCTAATGTGGTAAACCCTCTATATCTCCAGTCGAAGGTGATTTGTTGGATTTCTAAATCCGTTAAATGTTTAAAATTTGCCATATAACTTTTGTTTATTTATAACTATACTAATTTATGAAATTGTTTTGTATTTACCAAATATAAATTGAGTTCTGACATTGTTTTTTCAGCTTCTTGTATTATCAATTTATTTACGGTATGAACCGAAGGTATAAATTCTCCTTTTTCGGTATAAGAATCTTCTAAATTTCCTTTTATTTTCCAATTTATAGAAACTCTATTGTAATATTCAGAGTTCTCAAATTGAGAATATACATCTTCGTTTACTTCAAAGATAGGTGCACCAGGAGTAGCTCTCATTTGTATAAAATATCTATTAATAAACCCCCTTTGATAATCTAATTCCGTAGGTCGTGGAAAAAAGGTTTCAGGTACTTTATTTTTTATTTCTACTTTAATAAGATTTTTATATCTATCTAACATAATTTTTATTTATGAAATGGTCTAAAATGAGAAGAAATTTCTGTTATCCATTGCTTACCATCAATTTTATGTTTTATTTCCTCTACTTGAAATGCTCCCTTATCACTACTATACTGAGGAGGTAATCCTTTTATGTTGAATAAATGTCCAACTTGAAATCCACTCATACCTAATATTGAAAAATCAAAACTTACAGGCAAAGGTCTTCCATTATAAACTTCAGTACTAGGTGAATTATATCCTAAATCTATTTTTCTTATATCATTAAATTTTCTTTTATTTAAAAATTGTCCACACATAGCCCACTCATCCATATTAGCATTTCCAATAGTTGATATATGGGTTACACTTGGTTTAATCATAATTCTTATATTTCTCCTAAATTCAATCCATTTTAGTTCCTCAGGTGATGGCCCAGAAGCGGTTGATGCATTATTCTTTATATCTTCAAGGATAAGGTCAGCTAAAACTACATCTTTCTTATCGGAAAACACACCCTTAGTTAATGAATCAGTAGATTGTATTCCAGTAGTAGATTTTTCCAAAAAAACCTGGCTAGCCATTGCTTTTGGTATATCTAAATTAAAACTAGCATCTACGAAAAAACTATCTGTTCCGAACATATCAAATTGAGGTGGAGATGCTGCGTTTCCAGTTCTAACATTTCTTAAATTTGCATCTGCTATTCTTAAACTTACTGAATCTCCATTTTTTCTTTCGACTATCTGAAAAGCCCATAATCCTTCAACGGCCTCTTCCATAGTTTTCAAAACATTATCCAAAATTTCTTTTACAGGAGTTTTCTGGTCTTTCAATGCTTCCATTGCCAACTCATTATCGATATATAAATCTCCTATCCATCCATGTCGATATCCAACTAATGTAGCCGATGTACCATCTATATTTAATGTAGTTGCAGATGTTTTTACAAAAGACCTACCATTTACAGATGTATCCAAGTTACCGGCAAAATTTCCACCTAAAATTTCAACATCATTTAAATAATTATAAGTGTTTTTATTTGGAATAAAAACTCTTTCAGAGGTTGAAAACATACGAAGAAATGCACCACAATATGCATCACTTATATCAATATCAAAATTGATTGTTGAATTTTTTTGAAATTGAATACGTCTGGAATTTAATAATTTTATAAAGGCATCAAAGCTGATAAATTTATTACTATTAATTGGGCTCTCTGAGTCCGCAGCTGTGAATGTTACTCCTTTAAATGTTAATGTTCCAGTAAACCAACCGCTATCTGAGGTTTCAGTTTTTGCTTCCTCAGTTAATTCCTCTATATAATTTATGAAATCTGATTCCGATTTCACATCTATTTTCTCAGTACTGTCAGTTCTAAGTTCATCTGGTAACTGTTGGTAACAATAAATCCAGTTTTTAATTGTTCCTGTAACCGAACCATTTGACATTCCATAATATTGTGAATGATTCTTCGGTTTAAGTGAATTTTCATCATCACTTTCTTTTACAACATCTTCACTACTCTTACCCATTAATATCTCTCCAATAGAAGCCATTTTAACGGTTACATCAAATTCGTTACCGCTGATAGATGAATCTCCTCCAGTAATTATACCTACGAAGTTATCATAACATCCATCATTATTAGAACGTATAGTGTTTAAAGCTCCAGCGTTTCTGTGGTAATTTTGAACAGTTCCAGCATCCACTCCAACCGGCCCAATTTGTTTTCCTTTATTTACGGAATAATTCCACCCCCATTGAACAAAGACACTTAATCCAGGTTCCATAAATGATTGTTGAACTTTAGTAAGTTGCTCAGGTGAAAAACATTTTATTTTTAGAGTACATCTTCTCAATGTTCCTCTACTCGCAAAATCTACCGAAAAATCTGTTATTATTGGATTAGGTCTATATTTCCAAGATGCCCCCTGTGAGTTACCATAGGCATCGGTTGCTGAACCGTCAAATAATGTAGAATATGTACCAGTTCCTAACGAATATCTACCTTCCAAACTGGATGTCGCTTTTATCCAAGGAACTAATTTTGATAATTTTACATTATTCTTTGAAGTTCTTGCCCTTAATTCGTCTATAATGTACCCATCTAAACTTTTGTAAAAAGGAAATGCCATAATTAAATTTTATTCAATATATCAAATTTATTCTTTGGAATTCTTAATTGTATTCCTCCTTCCAATCCAATGTTTGCCCCATTTAAATTATTTGCTCGTGCGATTATCCACCATAAAGTACTATCTTTGTAAAATTGGTTTGCAAGTAAATCTAATCTATCGGTTTCTTGTGTTATGATATAAATATCATCATCTCTTTTTGGAATACTGGTAGGTATAGTTGTTTTCAATACCCTTTTACCATCTGCTAATCTTTTCGTATTTTTAGTATCGTATCTCATAGTTATTGAATTTTTTTACCATATCCGTAAAGATTGTAATCAGTTGTCTCTTTTGTTTCTATAAAAGTTAATCCAACCGAAGCGTTGATGAATTTAGGTAATTTATAATTATCCATATTATAATTACCAGAACTTACTTCTACTACTCTTTCTTTTTCTTCTAAATTGGTTACGTTAAGTTTATCATCATATAAAGTATTTTGATTTTCTTTTACTCTATCGACTTTAGTTTTATAAACTCCAGTAGATCCAGCGGAAACATTTAATTTTGTTTCAGAAACGTTTGCTCCCACTCCATTTTCTTTTGAATTTTCTTGTCCATTTAATGTAGTTGCATAAAATCTATCATTAAATCCTTGTTCAAAAGTGCCACTTTTTGTTTTAAGAATACCACCACCGATTTCCCAAAGATTTTCAGTATCTTCAATAGCGTAAGTTAAACTTTCTAAAAAACAAGCTTTTTTATTATAAACACTTCCTAATGTAAAATATAAAAGAGTTGGTTCTATAATACCTTGATTATATTGATACGGATATGTACAATGTGCTAAAAATTCCAATCTTCTCCACATCATCACCAATTCAGCCTGAGACATGCAATATAATTTTAGGTTAAACGTTAATTTTCTTTCAACATTTGTATAGTTATAAAAATTAAATGGCGAACCTAACATTCTACTATTTTCCCAACCTGGTGTAAACGATTCATTAAATGAACTTACTAATGATCTGAAATATACCACTGCGTCATCGTTTACTCTTTGAAATTTTAATGGTATTAAATCTACTTCATCTAATGTTCTTCCATTATATTTTACGGTTGCTAATTCATTCACACTTAATCTACCCGTCTGATTTAATATATCTCTATCGGTGTAAAGACCTCGTCTAGAATCTAATCTATTATCATAAGTAGTTTCTCCGGCATTGTGATATGATTTAGCAGTATTATCAGTTGAATATCTATCTTTTTTCCAATTATTTTTTTGTAATGATTTAGGTTTTATAAATTCTAAAATAGGATTTGTTTTTAAACTACCTGATAAAGCTGCCTCTGGATTTTCATCACTATATCTCGCATTATATGAATTAAAATTAATTAATTCTTGAATCGAAGGTTCTCCTGCTTTTTGATTTGCAGTTCCATCCGATAATTGAAACCCATATATTACTTCTTTGTTTGCAAATTTTCTAGGTGTTCCGAATAAATTACCATTTGCAGTTCTATCATATCCATTAATAGGAGAAACTTTAGATATATCAAATGATGGGCCTGAATCAGGTCTTGTTAAATCTCCCATTGATACGCTATAAATTCCATCCTTCTCACTTTCGGAATATTTTTGATTAAAATTATCTAAACTACCTGAAGTTATTGGAACATATCTATCTCCTAAAAGTGCGGTTCTAATTACCGTCTTTCCTAAATTAATCGCTCTACCAACTGTTTGCTTTGCTAATTGAGAAGGTGTCCCTGCTCCAGTTTCTTTTAAGAATCTCCCCAATGCAGTCCCCCTTGCATCTTTTGTAATATCACCTAACGTAATCATTTTGTTAGGAGTCAATCCTTCCTTAAATTCTTTTGTACTGATTACATAAGTTGGAAAAACATTTTGTGGAATACCTAATTTTTTATTTACAAATTTAGTACTCTTTTCCAAAAATCTACCAATCTTACCCAAACTTATTTGAGCATTTGGATTTTTGGAAAGTTTCATTGCATCTACATCAGAAGTTTTTCGAGTAGTAATTCTAACAATATCAGTCCCGTATAATGTAGGAGAATTAACTAATCTCATAGGTCTTAATCCACTTAACTCCTGTTCTAATGCAGTTTCAGTAAGAGGATCAAAACGTTTTTCTAATTCGTTTCCTAATTTATTTGTTCTATCAACAAGAAATTGCCCCCTAGCAGCTTCATAAGTTGTAGCTTTAGGTTGAGGTATCTGTTTTTTTAAATCAGATTTATTAAATAATTCTAATAATGTAGGCATTTTATGTTACTGGATTTTTAGATGCTGTATTTGCAACTCGTGCTGTAACCAATTGTCCATCCATATATACAGCAATTTTACCCGCTGATAAATCTTGTCTTAATCCTTTTATTTCACTTAATAAACTACTATCTTCATTACCTTCACCTCCACCGAATATTCCTGCCGCTAATCCACCTACCGCTCCCAATCCAGCTAATACCGGTAACGCTAATAATCCCATAGTTCCAATCATTCCCAATGAGACAGCTAATGCAGCTAATGCCGCTGCTAATCCAAATATAGGAAGGAAACTTAATTGTGACATTGCAGATACCTGCTCAACTAAAAGTGAAAAGGATGAAATTATTGAATTTATTCCATTCCCCACCATCATCAATCCGGCACCAAAAACAATCATCGCTCCACCCAATGCTATAAGCCCTAAAACTCCTGCACCAAATAATACTGCACCAGGCCCTGATAATAATGCACCCAATCCAAACATCGCTGCTGAAAATAATACCAATCCTAATGCCGCGGCTCCAACTGCTGTCCAATCTAGCCCTGCAATTAAACTCATCGCAAATGCAAATGGAATTAACGCAACACCTAATATACCAACTGCCAATGCACCTTGAACCATATCTTTTTCAACCTTACTAAGTAAATATGCAATTCCAGCCAATCCTGCTATTCCAACTAAACCTTTTCCAACTGATTCCCATTCAACACTTCCAAATTCTTGAAATGCCTTTGCTGCAACATATAAGGCAGCTGATAAAATAAGAATTGCGGCTGCACCTCCTATCAAATTAGTCATATTTCTTCCACCGGTAGCATTACCTGTTTGATTTAATTGATTTCCTACTGAATTTTGTGGAGCCGGTGTGGTTGGCCCAGTTGGTGCAGTAGGTGTTGCTCCACCTCTACTAAATAAATTTCGTATTCTTCCTGGAACCAATGAACCCAACACACTTTGCCCATTTATTGCCGCAGCTGTCATTTTTGCTCTAATCAATTCTCCTACAAAAAATGTTACCCCACTTGCTATCGGCCCACCAAATTGTGTGGCCATTCCTTTAATCATTTGATATGCCTTTGCAGTATTACTACCGTAATCTTTACTTATTTGATCAAGTTTTCCCTGATTCGCTACCATTTGATTAAGTTCCTCAACTGATAGGCCTAATGCTTCCGCAGTTTGCCTTCTGGAAATAGGATCCATTTTATTATATGCATCAATACCTCCAACTTGATTAAGAATTTCTTTAGTCATTCCTTCCAAATCATTAGTAAATGCCAATTCTCTTGCACGGTTAAGGTTAATGTTTCTACCTAACATAGCACTTAATTCCAATTCTTTTTCAATCGAACTTTCAAAATCCAAAAGATTTTCCGCCATCTTTGCAGTAGTTCCAATTGATACTCCTAGTTTAGCTGCCTGAATTGCTGCATCTGCAAAATTCTGACCTGTTCCCTTTGAGTAAAGTGCCATTGCTTCGGTGTTACCCTCTATATCCTTCATTACCTGTCCAGGCAAAAGATTACTCATCAATGCGGTGTTTGCAACATTCGCCACCATGTTTTCACTTACTTCACGACTCACACCCCTTAAATTACCAAAAGAATTTACTAAAGAAGCGGCTTCAGCTCCAGATGTTCCCATCCCTAATGCTAATAAATTAGTGTTGAGTTGTGCACCAAGTGTAGCTTCATCCACATCACCACTTAATTTAGCCATTTGGGATAATGTTCCAGCGGCATCATCAAATACAAATGATAGAAGAGAAGTAGATACAACAAATGCACCAGTTTGTTTGTTCACATCTGCCATAGCAGATGCAAATTTTCCAGCTGCTGCGGATGCCGCTACAATCATAGCTTGAGGAGTTTGAAGAGTCATACGAACGGTATCTAATACCCCTAATACACTTTTCTTCATTTTATCGTAAGCCGCAATTTGTCCCGCTATTTGTTCCTTAGTTTCAGCGGATACAGTTGCATATTCTTCGGCTACTTGCAATCCATCTTGTTGAGTTTGTAGTAAACTTGCTAGCTTAGAAGCCTGCTCTTCGGTGATTTTATTTTGTGCAAGAGCCATTGCAATTTCTCTCTCAACATTTGTAACAACTCCATCATGCTTATCTCTTAACGCATCTTGTAATTCTATTTTACTTGAATCCGTTTCTGCTAATTTTTGTTGTATCCCCTGTAATTGAAGAGCTTTGTTTGAAATTTGAGTAATTATTTCAACTTGTTCTTCTGAAGCATTTTGTTGAGAAATAATACTTCTTAATTCATTTCTAGAAGTATCAACTGATTCTTTTTGTTTTTCTGTCAATTTAGAATAAACGCTACTGATAGACGCCAACTCATTTAATTGATCACTAAATATTTCAGTTAATTGTCCAGATATTCTATTTCCTCTATATCTTTCGTTTACAATTCTTTGTTGTAAACTTAATAAAGCCTTTTCTTTATCTTCTAATCTATTTAAACGATCAAGCTGAGCTTGATCCAATTCTTCCCCTCTAGCCTGAAGTTCGATTTGTCTCTCTTTCAGGTTATTTATACTTTGTTGGATATCCCTTAATTGTTGTAGATTTTGAGACATTTATTATAAACTTTTTAAAAATTTTCTAAACTCCTCTGCATCCTTTTCCATTCTTTTCATTCTTTCAACAACTTCAGCAGGAAGTTTAGCATTTTCAGCTTTTTTAATTACTTGATCAGCAGCTCCTTTTTTTAACCTATCAAAGAAATCAGCTACAAATCTATCAGCCATAGAAAACAAACCTTCTTTTTTTAGTGATTTTTGAGTTTTCATTTTTAGTTATTATTATACGAATATAAATATTACAATAAAAAAATAAGGGGAAATTATCCCCTTATCTCATTTTTACTTTACTACCACCAGGTCTTTTTCTATTAACCTTATCCATCTCTTCTTTTTCTTTCTTCTTTAAATCAACCAACTTTTTTAAATAAAATCTTCTCCAATGTATTGGCATCGTATAAACATCTCGCCAAGTAAATCCATTACCGAATTGAACCATACTCCACAACTCTTCATGAAGTATAGCAGAGTAATTAGTTGGAAGGGTAAAAAAAGTTAATCCCAAAGGGGATATCCAGCGCCTCCGTCTCACCTGTTATATCTGATACAAATTCAAATTTCAATTCTAAATCCGGTGTTATTTCCTTTATGTGATTTCTAAACGCTCTACTATCAGATGCTTTAAAACTATTTGCAACCCATTTATTTACAAATGATTTATCAGTATTTCCATTAACCTCTAAAATCATATATCTTAATCTAGTTGTAACATCGGAAGGATTTGCACCCTTAGATAACTTTTCTAATGCTTGAATTTCTGCTGTTATATTCTGCTCATCTTTATGTGTAAGCAATTTGAATTTAATTTTTGTCCCATCTGAAGGTAATGAAAAATCATAAACATTGTTTCTTTTAAGTTTAGTAAAATCAATATCCTTTGTTTGAACTTTGCCTAAATCGATAGTTACTTTCTGTCTTTCTCCGCTAAAAGGGTCAGTTATCTCCACTTCGTAGTTTGGCCCATAACCTAAAACACGAGTTGCTAAGAAAATTGCATTCTTATCACCAATGATTAAATCATCGATGGATGTCCCAACTACTACTGATTCCAGTAATTTATCTAATACAATTCCTTTTTTAATTAAATTCTGAGAAGAAAGGATATCTTCCTCTTTTGCGGTCATATACTTTAAAGTAATCTTTCCACTTGCCAATGGATGACCTTCTGGATAACATAATCCTTGAGATGGTAAATCTATAACCTCTGTCGGAAAATCGTACTGTTTTTCTTGCATAATAAAACTTATTTGTTGTATATAGATATATATAATCTTTTTAAAAAAATAAAAAAAAGTGATAGGATTTCTATCACTTTTATATTCAACTCAATTAAGAGTTTAATCTACTGGATAAAATTTTGTACTCAGTATCACATTATCAGGTTTTGTAGCCAATAGAGATTCTACATAATCATTAGCCCGCTTTCTAGCATCATAATGTCCATACTCCATCACATCGAAGAATGCCAGATTTACTTTATATAATGTTTTAGGAAATTTACCTGAACCATAATAAACTCTAGTTTCTATTTTTTCACGCTTCACATTAGGAAGTTTCATTAAAGAAGTGATTTTATTAGAGGAAGCGGATACGGAGAAGAAATCAAAATCGTTCATATTAAAGGGGTTTAAATGTTATTAACGTATTTGTTGATGGCTTGAACTAATATCTTATTGAATTGGTAGTTAGCCTCTCTATTAATCAGTTGGTTTTGTTTTCTCACTACTGAATTTTGTTTCTTAATGAAACCATTCAGAACATCAACGATGGTATCCCTATCCTCACCTATCACAGCTACAGTCCACTTCACATTATTGATACTAACTACCTCACCAAGCTCTCTTTGGAACTTTGATTCGAAGTACTGAACTCCAACCAATTTCTGATTTTGTATTCTTACTAATCCTAATTTCATCTTTTTAAGGGGTTTAAATCTTTATCTCTCTTATTACATAGTAAAGGTAATAAAAATATTTGATTTTTCCAAGCACTAATCAATATTTTTTAAAAAATTTTCTTACTGAAAATCAACAAGTTATAGAAATAAAAAAAGGGATACCATTTCTGATATCCCTCTGAGTATATATTGAGAGTAATTAGAATTCCAATATTGCGTAATCGTAAGTAAGTGTTAATTCGATTGTCGCAGGATCTGTAGCGTTACTCCAATCTAATTCACCGAAGTTAGCTTGAGAGATAAATGCTCCTTTCAATTTCCATTGTTCAATCTTATCACCTACTGGCCCTAACATATAGAAATCTACATCTTTCTTATAGAATTCTGCATATCCATCTCTACCTGTCAAAGATTCATGAGAAGTTCTAACCCACTCCATTACCGCCTGTGCTCCTGATGGAACAATTGGGTCATAAAGTGTAATTGTTAAATCTTGCCATTCACCTTTGCCTTTCAATTGTCTTTTGATATTGATGTGGTCTAAAGTTACCTTTTCAAATTGAATAGTTGGTCTGTTACCAGCCTTTACCAAATATGAAGGGATACCGTCAACTTCGAAGATGAAACGGTTTTTCATCTTTGGTTCGAAGTTCGTATAGAACATCTCATTAAATTCTAATACTTCTGCCATGTTATGTTAATCTTTTATATAAATATTACCTAATTCAAATTATACATTAAATGTAGCTCCTGTCGGAAGAATATTGAAATCAATTGTGATGAATTCAGCTGTCTTCGCAGGTTGTAAGAAGATAGAACCAGCTAAAATGTTTCTATCAATTACATCTGGTGTATTATTTGTTTCATCCATAACCACTCTGAACGCGTATAAACCTTGTCTTTGTTGAACACTCTCCAAATAAGGGTTTACAGTGTTTAAGAATTTACTTCTAGTTTGTGCAGTATTTTGTTCGAATACTAAGAATCTTGAAGTTGATGCAACAAACTTTTTCAAGTTAATTAACAATCTTCTTACGTTGATTCTATCTAATGCAGATGCTTTATCTTGTAAAGTTTTCTGTCCGAATGCACTAATACCTTGTCCAGGAAATGTTGCAATTGGGTTTACTTTTCCTTCATATAAAGTATCTCTTTCAGATTGAGTTAATCTATTCAATACCTGAACAGCTCCGCTGATACCACCTCTATTCAAACCTGCTGGTGCGAACCATTCTGCACCCAATCTATCGTTTTGTGCGAATGTACCTACCATCAATACTGAAGGTGGAACTGCTACTAATTTATTTGTATTTACATCAATTGTTTTAATCCAAGGGTAGTATGTACCAGCATAGTTAGTATCTTCTCCTAACGCTTGCTCAACTGCTTCAGTTATTGTTGCATTAGCTCCAGCAAAATCAGCAATATAGAATACATCTTCTCTTTCCTCACATACATCAATTGCCTTAGTTGTTACATAAGGATGGAATTCTCTGATAATACCAGGAGTTACTAATAAATTAATATCAAATTCATCTGGATTAGAAATTGCGTTTAATGCTTTTGCGTATGCTACTGAACCACTTGCAGTTGAAGCTGAACAATCAAATCCTTGAGTGTTTGTTGCTTCAATATCCGAACTCTTCTTAATAACTACAGTAGGGTCTTGTCCATTGAATCCACCTTGAAATGCTACAACGAAATTTCTCATCGCCAATTGGTTAGAATCAGAAGTTTCAGCTGAACTTAAGTTCATATTGAATTCGTTTCCAACTGAATTCGAACCACTACCATCCAAAGCAAATACTTTGTTTGAACCAGTCACAGTGTTCGCAGGAAGTGGTTTTAAATAGTTTTGGTTATTTGTTACACCAAAATTAAATCCACTTGAGAATACTGATGAACTAAAAGATGCAGTTGTATATGATACTACTGGGAATAACGCTGCAGTTGTTACATTAAATGGAACATCGTATCCAGCGTGTCCGAATGGAATAGCAGTTAAAGGATAAGTTCCTTCATCTGCAACTTCAACTCTAATATACTTACTTCTATTTGAATAATTACCAGTTT